GGCTGCAGCGCCTTCGATTCCCTGGCTCTTTGCCACCTCCACTCCACGGAAGTAGAGAGTCTCTTGGGAGTAGAACTGGCCGTCCTTGGTGAGCTTGTCCAGGCCGCTCTGAATGAAGTCCGTGAGGTCCTTAGCCTCAAGCCCTTGAGATAGTGCTTGACGTTGAAGAACACTCTTAGCGCGGGCTCGATAGGCTGTCCCCTTGATGTATTCGTCAGTACCTCGGAGGACGTTGCTAGGGATGTTGACTATAGTCCCGATGCCGTTGACGATGGCTCCGGCTGGGGAGTCAGGGTCGATGTTGAAGTTGTCGGCGCTGATAGCCTTCTGGTTACCAGTCGTGTCTGAGATGCGCCCACGGACGTCCAGGATGTTCTCGCCCTGACGTGCAGCCTTCCAGGCCAGCTGAGGAACGGACTGAGTCCCTTCACTCAGCTTGGTGCCGAGTCCCATGACGTCGAGAGCAGTCCCGGTATACTCAGAGATGACGTTGACGAACTCGTTGAACGCCTGCTTGAACTCCGTGATGAAGGGACTAGCCTGTCCACCACCGATGCCCCGGAAGAGGGCTTGTCCACCAGCCCCTAGCATCGTCTCGAGAGGACGGTAGAGCGACACCATCAGACCTGATGCCACGTTGATGGACTGGGTCTGTCCACCAGACAGGATGGAGTTGATGAAGTATTCGGTGAGGACTCCGACGAACCTGTTGGACTTAGCGGCCTGCAGGATCTTGCCAGAGCTGATAGCTCCCTCGATGCCTCCGTTACCCCAGGCAGTGACGATGTCCTGAGCGAGACCCTTGAGCTTCTCTCGTCCTCCACTGGAGTTGAGGATGTCGTCGAAGTTGTCTCGAGCTGCTCCCTCCAGGCCAGTGATGGGGAGGTCGCCTACGGCGTTGGCCTGCTTGCGGAGAGCGCCGAGTCCTCGGCCAAGCTCCGCCTGGGTGCCGGCGATCTCAGCCTGCAGGACGTTATCGAAGTTGATCCGGTCCAGTAGCTCAGCGAAGCCGTCGGTACTGTCGCCACCTTCAGCGAGGAGCTTGGAGGCAGCCTCAGCGGTAGCGGAGCGGCTGGAGGTAAGTACATCACGGGCAGCCAGGACGCTGGTGACAGCCTCACTGATGCTCTCGCCGGCTCGCCTGAGAACGGCAGCCTGAGTCATCTGAGGGTTCTCGTTACCGAGCAGCTCCTGTACCTGGATGGACGCAGCCGCGCCTTGCTCCTCGAAGGAGACAGGGGAGAGACCAGGGGTGGTCTCCTCCATGACGCTTCGGCGGAGGTCCTCGAAGGATCGGGCTACATAGGCAGCATCCTCCTGGGAACTCATAAAGCGGAGGTTCAGTCGATCCTGCTTACCCTTCAGCCACTCGTCTAGGACACCGTTGGCATCGAAGTCAGCAGCCTCTTCCCTGTTCTGCTTGAGGACCTTAGTGAACTCCTCGATGTCGGAGTCCTCGAAGCCCAGGCGCTTGAGCGGGGTGGAGTGGGGGACCTCTCCCGCACTAAGCCTCTTGGAATACTTCCCTTCCAGGTCATAGTTCCGGGCCTTGACGTCGATCTTCCCGTTGAAGAAGTCGTTCATCATGGCCTGAGTCCGCTTGTAGCCGAACTTGGCGCGGACTGCGGAGATCATCTCTTTGAAGATGACCTTGCCTCTAGCGATGATGCCCCTCGTCTGAGGAGAGTATCGCTCGATATTCTTCAGAGAGGCATCCGTCAACTCCTCGGCCCACCACTCGTCAATAGACTTGAAGCGGTAGTTCTCTCGGCCAAGGGCTTCACCAGTCTCCAGCTTCCGAGCCAGGTCAGGGTCAGCTTGGATGGCAGCGGCTCGAGCCTTCTCGAAGTCAGCCTTGACGATGGCGACCTTCTCATCCGGGAGGAACCGGCTGAGGGAGTGCCAGATTTCGTGGATAGCCGTCCGCTTGACCTCGCCGTTCTTGACAGCCTGGGCGGTGACCTCAACGACTGAGGTGGCGAAGTCGAACGCTCCCTCAACGCCTCCGGCACCAGTGGTTGACGAGAAGCCAACATCCTGGAGAAGGCGGGGGTGGACCCGGTCGACGAAGTCCTGGATGATCTGCCCATCCTCGGCCGAGAGGTCCGACTTAGACACCATCTCAGCAACGCCGCTCTTGATCCGCTCAGCGCCTCGCTGGATAGATCCGCTAGACCGTACTGTCTCTGCTGCCTGAGCCTGAAGGTCAAGGTCTACATCAACAGCCTCAGGGTCTCTGGAGTTCTGGAGACGGCGCTCCTCCAGGAACAGTTCATCTGACGTCCGGCCTGCGTCAGTCCCGACATCAGCGAACGCTGAGTCCACCTGATTCTGAAGCGTACCCTCAGTCCCGCTGAAGGAGCCTAGAGCTTCCTCGAACTCCTCGTCAGTGAGGGGGCCTTGGTCCAGGTAGTCATGCGCCTCAGCCTCACCCAGCGCCTTCTCCTGGCTGGTGACGTCCAGGTGAGCGTTTCCCACCGGGTCCTCTTCCAGCTGGCGGAGACGGTCAGCCTCAGGGTCGTAGAAGGCTGTGGCACGGTGGGCGTCAGGTCCGCCTGTAGCTGCGTCGATGGCAGCTTCAAGCTCGTCAGGGGTAGCGTCAGGCTTGGCCTCGAGGAAGTTACGCTTAGCCTTCAGCCCCTTGATGCCTAACACCAGGCTGTCAACGAAGCCCCCTAGAGCAGCGCCCTCGAGGACGTTCTTGATGCGGCCCTCGAACTGTGAGTCATCGGCATCGCTGGCGAGGAACTCACTGACCGGGTTCTGGAGAGCAGGGTACTGCTGGAGGATGTCCGAGAGCCGGCCCTCATGGCCGTCGAAGACCGCGAAGTCCGTGATGCCACCAGCGATAGCTCCCTGGCCGAGGGTTCGGGCGACAGCGCCGGCTTTCCCTGAGCCCTTGATGGCAGCGTTACTGACTCCCTTGAACAGGCGGGCACTGGTGCCGGCGACCTGGCCTCCTCGACCCACCCATCCAGCGATGGGGATGAAGCCTAGCGAGAACTGGGTGAGGCTCTGGACGATACCGCCTGCAGCGGTCTTACTCTCTCCGAGAGGGTTGGAGTTCCAGTCGGGGAGGCTATCGAAGGTCAGGATGTCAGCGAGACCGTAGACGCCTTGAGCGAAGCCTGCAGCTCCTCGGGCCGGTGCCAGTGCTAGATCCTTGAGGACGGATGCTTCGCTCTCTTGAGGCTGACCGGAGAAGTCGAAGGGCATTATCGTTTAGGTGTATTGTTCTTCAGCATCTCTCGCTGACGGAAGAGGATGTTCTTGATGTCGCTAGGGGCCACATCCATAGATGACCAGAGCTTCTCCAGCATCTCAGGCCGCTGCTTGATATCCAGTTCCATCTGTGTGGTGGAACTCCAGATGAAGTCGGTGAACGGGTTGAACTCGGTCTTCGGGTCGAAGTCAGCTGAGATGTCCCCTAGATCCTTGTGAAGGAATTGACCCGCACCCTCGATGATCGGTTGTTGGATGTAGACCTTCCCGGCGATGATCTGCTCGGGAGTCATCCCCATAACCTTCCTAGAGTCGAGGATAGCTTCACGGACCTCTTCGCTTCGCTCCCCGGCGATACCGTCCACATCAACGATGGCGTCCGACAGGAGGCGGTAGCGGGACACCTCAAGGGAACCTCGCGTGTGGGATAGATCCCCACTTCGATACTCATTCAGGTCTCGGTGGAAGTCCAGCCCACGATAACCGACCAGGCTGTTGCGGCGACGGTCCTGAAGTATCTCAGGAGCTACAGCCACGAAGGGCTTACCGGGGTTCTCTTTCTCGAACGCCTGGACACGACTCATTTCCTCAATGCGGATCTGACGGACCTCGCGGGAAGCTCTCTTAGCTAGAGCGTCTTCACTGTCTGCGCCTTCTAGGGCAGTAGCCTCAGCGGCTGCAGTAGCCTGCTCGCCCGTGATGTCAGTTCGGTGATCTTTGATAAGAGCCTTCCGGCGCTTGATGATCTCTGAGTCGACGGCAGCTGGGTCTACTGTCCCGAAGACTTCCTTCACCATCGCGGAGTGCGCCTCCTCGAACTCAGTGTAGACAGCCTCTAGGGTAGCGTCAGCCAGTTGGGGGTCATCCTCTTGAAGGGACTGGTACTCGAAGTCACCCTCGAGGGCCTTCTTCAGCGAAGCGCGTCCTGCGTGGTAGAGGCCGTTGGACGAGGTCCACCTCTCCAGGTTGACGGCCTGAGGCACCCGTGCTCCGTAGCCTACGGCTTCCTCGTTGCTGATGGCTCCTGAGGTGAGAGCCTTAGAGATGACTTGGCTCGGGTCTTGGTGACGGAGGAGTAGATCCTCGATCTCAGCGCGAGCTTTCTGACCGGCTTCCCTGATAGGAGCCAGGAAGGCATCGTTCTTAGCCTGGACATCTGCAGCGATCTCATTAGCCCTGATACGGAGGAGTCCCTCCTGACCATCCTGACCTTGGGTCTCAGCGATGGCTTGGGACCACAACTGACTAGCCTCTTGCTGGAGAGCGAAGCGATGCTTCAGGTAGGGGTCCTGGGCATCGGGATGGATACCCTTGATGGAGACAGCGTCAACCGTCTCTTGGATAGTTACCCAAGGGGTGAAGCCCTTACGGAACTTCTCCTCAGATCCCCCTCCCTTGATGTCTGTGTCCAGCGACTCGGCTGTAGATCCAGACAGTAGGCCATTGTCCTGAGCGATGGAGAGGGCCTCACGGGCCTTCACAAGGTCACCTGAGTCCACCAGTCGGGAGATGCTCCTGACAGTGTCTAGGTCATCGGGGCGCTCCTGACTGAGGGTGCCTCGCCAGCGTTCCATCTCCTGGACCATATCCCCCAGGTAGGGGTTGCCAGCATCAGCCAGCTCTCGGGTCTTGCTCTCGATGAACGTGTTGATGTCGTGCTGGGAGCCCCGCTGGGAGATGAGTTCGGGAATGACCGTGGAGCCGAACTCATCCATAGCCTTCTTCCGAAGACCATCATTCTCTTTGTTCAGGCGGTCAGTCTCAGTGTCCTCGCCATCGTTGATCCTCTTCTCCAGCTGACCGAACAGCTTGGTGAAGGCAGCGTCTTCCCCGAGAACCTCAGGGCCGATCTGGACGGCACGGGCGTTGTCTAGGATGATGCCGGCTGTCTCATGGTCATCGTCAGCGATGAGCTGTTCGATGGTGCCTTCGATAGCACCGACGTAGAGCTTCCGGCTGTCCTTCATGCCATCGGAGTGGTCGTCCTCGACGTTACCGACGACGGTAGCCATGCGGGCCGAGAAGCTCTCCAGGTCACCAGACTGGACGGCACCGACAGCCCCGTTGATGATGGCCTGGTAGCTGTCGGAAGTCTCCTCTCGCCACAGCTCGTCCTTCCGGGTGACGATCATCTTGTTGCCCCGGTCCTGAACATCAGCAGTTAGAGCAGCGAAGCCCTCCTCGAAGGCTTGACGGGCCTCCTCGGACTGAGCCAGGAGGGGGTTGTCCTCGAGCATCTGCTGACGAGCAGCGGCCATCTGCTGGGCCACGTTCTGAGCCTCCCCTCCACCTTGGGCGGGGTCGACCTGAGTCCACTCAACAAGGCTCTGCTCAGCGTGGTGCTGGAGCTGTCGGAGCATCCCGCCTGCTACCTTCCTATCGAAGTTCTGCTGGGCGTAGGGAGAGCCGAGGGCAGGGATGACGCCCTGGGAGATGAGCTTATTGAAGGCTCCCTTATTCCCCTGCAGGGCTTCCTGACTCGCTGCATCAAGAGCAGCAGCAGTGTCGTTGTAGGCAGATGCCCCAGCCGTGTTGCCCTCCTGAGCGAGTCCTTCTTCCTGCTGCCGCTCCTTACCGGCGAGGAATCCGCTCAAGCTACGGGAGAGGACAGACAGGATCTCGAGGCGGTCAGTCCGACGACGGGGGAGGCGAGGGGCGGAGTAGCCGGAGACAGGAGAAGCAGCGGGACGGATGCCCTGCTCGATACGGAGCGAGTCCTGTTTACGGCGGGGCATCTAATTAGGTTCGGGGGACTCCGAACGGAATCCCTCCTCCGAAGGGGAGACCTTGGGGGGTGTGGTAGACAGACTGGAGAGGAGCTGAGGCGGTGAACTCACCACGACCGGCAGGGCGTCCAGCACGGCCTGATTGACCGAAGGCATCGAACCCAGCACCAGCGATGCGGAACAAGGCTCCGAGGTAGTCAGGCTGGGTGGTGGGGGTGGTGCTGAGGACACGGCTGAACTGGGCATCAGTGACACCTTCGTTGGCCGTGGCGATCTGGTCTCGGGTGAAGGCCAGGTTGGTCTTGGTGTCAGTGACGGACTGGAGACGTTGCTTCTCGAAGTCACCGAGGAGAGCAGCGAAGTCAGCGCCGGCTGTGGTGGGGGCAGCAGCTCGAGCTAGACCCTGAGCCTGTTGAGCCTCACGGGTGGTGCGGCTGATGGAGGACGCTGCGGCCTGGACCTCCTGCTGCTCACGCTTAGCGTTCTGCTCGAAGGTCCTGATGGCGTCTCGCTGGGCCAGGACCTGGTTGATCGCATGGCCCTCCTCCTCGTACTTCTGCTGCTGACGCTGCTGGTGGATACCCAGCCCAGCCTGCCCTGCCGCTAGAGCGACTTGGGCGGCGATTAGGCACATGGGCGAGCGTAGGTCTTGAACTGGAGGCCGTGGGGGGGCTGGGCGGAAGCCATAACGAAGTCGAAGCCGCACCACTCGAGCCAGCGGTGGTGGACAGGGTTACCCATGAAGGATCGGGTCCAGAGGTAGGACCTCCCTTCACTGAGCTGGTTCATCCACTTCCGGCTCTCTCGAGCGAAGAGGATGCTGAACTTATTCACATCATCAGTGCCGACAGCCCAGACGTAGCCTGAGTTGTCGTTCTGAATCGACACCCCGAAGACGAAGCTCGGGGCTCCCTCGAAGCTGACGACATACGCCTGCTCCGACTGGACGACTGAAGTCCAGACACCGTCGAGGACATCGTCATAGCCGTTGGCGTAGACCTCTGCCCTGTCAGTGTCCCGGAGGAACTCACAGATCTCTACGACGGCGGGGACTGAGACAGGCTCAATGTCTACCCTACCCTCGAGGTCCGTGGATTGAATTGGCTCTCCCATTCGATACTCAGTAGGCGGGCCGGTAGGGGGGAGGAAGATGTCACTGATACCGTGGCTTCAGTGTTCCTCAGGAGGATGGGGAAGCGGAAGTTACCGCTGTCGAGGTTGGCTTGCCCCAGGACGTACTCTCCCGTAGGAGAGCCAGTGTGGACATAGCTCCAGGCTTGGCCTGTACGGCTGACGTCTACCCTGAAGTAGGCGGAGTCTTCGTACTCAAGGTTCCCATAGAGGACCTGGAGACGGCCTGTGCGGTCCACAGACTCACCTTGACCCTGCTGCTGCTTGATGTGCGGCGTAGCGAAGGTGTAGGTCCAGGTGAAGGGGAGCCCGATGTAGAGGTCGGCTGTGGTGAGGTCGCCAGTGAAGACGGCCTTACCTGTGTCGACGGTGAACTCATGGGTCTTCCCAGTCACAGCGTCCACAGCAACGAAGTCTGTGGTGACGGTGTAGGGGAGAGTCCAGTGGGTGTCAGTACCGACCAGGGCTGCAGTGGCTCCTGAGTCAGTGGTCCTGTAGCGCCTGTCCAGACGAGTGTGGTAGGTCCCACCTGTATCGACAGGCTGAGGGCGGACCTCCATCTTCTCGATGTAGAGACCGTCACTGTGGAGGATGAGGACGTAGAGGTCGTTCTCAATCCAGCTCACCCCACGGACCTTAGCGCCACTCTCGAAGGTGTAGCGATACCAAGCAGACTGGACCCGCTCGTTGCCGGGCTGGAACCACTTGTAGACGTAGAAGCCGTTGGTGAGACCTGAGGTCCGGAGGACCATCATCTCCTCGAGGGGAGAGGCCACCATCTCAACGATGTCCCCGCTGATGTAGCTAGGGATCTGGACAGTGATGTCCGGTGCATCGAAGCTCAGGCCGTCCTGTCGACGGATGACCTCACGGCAGCCTGAGTAGTCCCCCCGCTTGAAGGGGAAGACGACAGAGCCGGCCACAGGGGCAGGGCGGACACGGCTGTTGATCCGGTAGTCGAGGACCGGCTTCAGCTCAGCAGTGTCAGGAGCGAAGACGTCCGTGCTGGTGAGCAGCCACTGGGAGTTGTCTGCGAAGACCATCAGCTCTCCCTCGAAGGCGGCAGCTGACTGGAACTTGGTGACCTCAGTGGTGGAGGCCGCCAGGTCGACACGGTCACTAGCTACGATCCCGTAGTTGGTGCTTGAGCGCCAGAAGTTGAAGTAGCCTCCAGCTTCGCTGAGGATGACGTTCTGATCCGACAGGAACCCTAGACGGTTCTCATGGAAGAAGATGTCCGAGATGGTGCGGGTGAACTCAGTGCTGATGAAGCTAGGAGCCTTGTTAGACACGTCACTTCCCACAGCCCTGTCAGCCCACTCTCCAGCCTCGAAGGTGAAGTAGATGGTTCCGGGAGCACCAGGGATGCCCCCCGTGGAGACACGCCTCACCAGCTGATGGGGCATCGTGGCCGGGGCCAGGTCGATGACCTCACCAGGGGCAGCAGCTTCTTCCCAGTAGCCTTCGGAGAGACCTGTGGTCTCCTTACCGACGAACTTCACCCAGTAGTCATCCAGCTCCTCTGAGGCGTCCCCAGAGACCTTCACGACGAAGTCGTTAGGGGCTACCGTAGGGAGGTCTGTGAGCGTCTCTACGCCCTCCTCATCGAGGACTGTGATGTACCTAGCGGAGTCCTTAGAAGTCCACACCTCGACGCTCTCAAGCGTCTCTCCGCCCGTCCCTGAGATGTGGAGGACAGGGCCCTTCACTTCCACATCCACACTCACCACTAGGGCGTCAGTGTCGATGGAGGTCTCGAGGGTCTCGACGACGAGGTTAGCCTCAGGGTCGACGTTGCTCCGCGCCCAGCCCACGTCGGGAGCTGTGAGGGCGGTGGGTCCGGTGGTCGTGTTGTAGGAGGTGCCGTTGGCGTTCTGTCCGATGACAGCTGCACGGAACTCCTCAGCGCCAGCAGAGGTGGTGACCTTGACGTGGTAGACGGTTCCGTTAGCGATCTGCTTGACGAAGACCAGTGCCTCACCGTTAGCGTCAAGACCAGGGGCCGTGGCAGTACCCAGCGTGGGCTGGATCTCAGTGTTCAGGAGGAAGGTGTAGTCCACCACCGATTGAGCCTTGAAGGGCAGCTTGGTGGGGATGGGCTCGACGTAGGTCGAGGAGTTCTCGAGGACGACGAGGCCCCAGATGAGAGCTGACTTACTGTTCTGTCCACCAGTCTGGAGGTCCTCCTCGATGGAGACCCAGACCTCTCGGGTATCGCCTGCCGTGAAGCTGGCGGAGGAGGCAGTGTCGAAGCTCGCCCAGACCATGTACCAGCCGTCCTCATAGGCGACGATACCTGCCTGGTCAGCAAGGACCTTGGTGACAGTGTTGGTGCCGGGATACCAGCGGGCTAGAGCCTGGACCGGGGAGCCACCAGGCTTCTGGAAGCCGATGTCGATGGAGGTGGCGGGGACTAGCTCAGAGGTGACCCTGAAGAAGCACTGCACCATCTGAGGGAGGCCGTCCTCAGCGAAGATGCCGGCTGACCTGGAGTATTGGGCAGCAGCTGTGGCCGAGACGTCAGCACTGAAGCGGTAGGGTGTACCAGTGCCGTAGGGGCCTGAGTAGTTGGAGGCTGCTAGAGGGGTGACACCCTGAGCGTTCACCGTCCAGGTGCCGGACGACCAGTCGTTGAAGGAGACTTGGTTGTCTAGGGCAGCGGAGGCGTCGAGGTAGCTGAAGTCAGCGATGGCTCCGGCTGAGTTAGCGAAGACACCGTACTCCCGACCATTCAGGTCGAAGACTCGAGCCTGCTCGTGGCTGATGCTGACGAGGTAGCGTTCACTCTCATCACGGTCGATGGTGTGGAGGACACTGGACCCTCCGTCACCACCAGTCACCTGAGCGATGGTGTTCGTGGAGTGCCTAGGGATGACCCCGTCGATGGGGCTCATGTAGACGTTATCAGCTGCCTTTGCCTGAGAGCTGAAGCGGAGGGAGTCCGGTTGTTGGGACACCCCCTGGATCAGGCTCGGGAAGGAGACGCTGATGGGCATGGTCTAGTACCTCAGCAGGGAGTTCAGCGTGACGTCTGCCTGGAAGATCGAGTTGTCCGCTTGTTCGGAGTCCCAGAGCTTCAGGATGGCGAGAGCCTCAGCCTCATCCTGCTGCTGGTAGAAGTGGTCTTCTCGGGAGCCTAGGAGGCGGTCCTGGAAGCGTCGGGCGGCGCTGTGGAAGATGTAGCTCCGGGCCTGCTCGGGGAGTTCAGTCCAGTCGAGGAGGTAGGTAGCTGTGACCTTCACGTCCTTGGTGAACGTGTAGGTGGCGTTCTTCTTATCGAACAGCTTCTCCCCTCGGACAGTGACGTCGATGTCAGTGTATTCACCGGGGACAGGGTCAGCGGAGACCACGCCTTCAGGGAGTACGATCTCTCCTGACGTGTTCGGTGAGAGGGTTAGCTTGGGCACGGTGTTCCAATGCCACCCGGCAGACTGCACGGCCCGTGAGCGATCCTCGAGGAGGGCTACCGCCATAGCGGTGTCGGCTCCGAGGTCTCCGGCGATGGTCTGGACAGGAGCCTGACGTACAGCTGCGAGGAGAGCGTTCGTTGCCTGTAGCTTGGTGGTGAGTGCTAGAGGCATGATTTAGACTCCAGGTAGCGGCGACGGGCGTTGGCCTTGATACAGGTGCGGCAGGAGCGGGAGCCGTTGGAGTTCATCCGAAGATTGTCTCCGGAGTACGGGTGTCCCTGGGGGCAGTGTTTCTTGTCGCGGCGCGGGCTCCCTGAGGAGTATGTGTCCCCTCTCCGCACGTTCTCCTCGAAGGATACAGCTTCGAGATGGTACGGGTTCACGCATCTGCGGTTCCGACATAGGTGGTCGATGACACGCCCTTCTGCGATAGAACCTGTATGAATAGAGTAGGCCACCCTGTGTGCGAGAAGGAGGCTATTGGTCCGTCCGCCTGCTTGGATGACTCCGTAACCAGCGGAGCTGACCGCAGCAGTCCAGTCCCAGCAGCCGTCCTCGCTAGGAATGTATTTACTATGGAAGCGGTGCCGGAGACTATCAGTGAGTTCTATCGGCTTGGTTTTCATAGGTGTAAGGTGGCCCCCTACCAGCAGGGGAGAACTGGTAGAGGACCGAGGCAAGGCAGCGAAAGTCCCTAAGGACTAGAGGCTGGTCTATGCAGACTTCAATTCAACAGCCGACTCGGGGCGAAGGACGCCCGTACCAGTCAGCATCTTGGCGAGCATCAGGTGGCCTTGACGGCTCATCTGGTACTCAGACTCGGTGGTGAGGTCTTGACGCTTCACCGTACCGATAGCCGAGGGGTGGAAGACCACTCCCGTCGACGTCGAGAAGTCCGCGTTGTAGTCGTTCCGCTGGAACGCTGCTTCGGCGGGCGGAGTCGATTCGTCAGCCGTGGGCAAGTTGGTGGACTTGACCAGACGGACGTCAGCGACACGAACCACTTCGGCACGCGAGTAGTCACCGTTGTTGACGACGAAGTCACGGTTGACCAGGGTCGACTCATGGCGAGCGATGTCGTAGTAGGCTGCGATGGGGACAACAGCCACACACTCGGAGGGGGCGACAGCCTTACCTTCCAGAGTTTGAGCGGCTTCGTAGATCGCGTCCACATAAGCCGTTGCTTTGGTAGCAGCAGCCGTAGCAGGGGCGGTACTGGCGTTAGTGATCGCAGCGCCACCGTTGGTGCCGGTGATGGTTGCCGAATCACGGGCAGCCTTCACGACCATACGAGCGGCGTTCTGATCGAACGTCTTGCTGAGAGCGAACGCCAGTTCAGTGGCGTACATCGAGCGAACATCGTAGTGGTTGATGAGTTCATCAATCGACGCGATGAAGGTCGAACTCTGCAGGACGTGGTCAATCGAGATGACCCGCTCAGCGTGCAGGATCTCGCTGAGATAGCTGTTACCAGCATCAACGATATCCTCACCAGGAGTGTGGTAGCTCGAGCCAGCCGTACCGAGGACGGGGAACTGAGCGGACTTGCCGGAACTAATCGTCCGGACTTTATGCAACGCCATGAAGACGTTAGCCAGTTTGAACTGGGTGAGAACCTCTCCGCTGAACTTCTTGAGGAAGAGAGCGAAGTTGGCCTCTGCGGTGGAAGAACCAGCAGCAGAGTTGATATCACCCAAGCGGCTGGGGGCGGTGTTGCCGTTAGCCATTGGAGTGTACCTCTATGAATGAGGGGACAAGGGGAGGGGTTAGGTCCGCCTGATCTCCATGCACTTCACTCAGAGGTTGTCCGCCGTAGCGGGCCTCGGCTTAGTAGCCGGATTGCAGGGGTATGGTGGCCTCTGCTGCTCTTGCCAGAGTTGATCGGTGGCCGGCGTTTCACCGGCCTGAGGCGTTAGCCTTGGGGAGCTTCTTTCCGAAGCTCGTCGGGGGTGTGCGCCATCCCAAGGCTCGCCAGGAGCGCTTGGATAGAGACGGCAGCTTCATCACCGAACTTCTTATCGTTGGTCTTGCTGAAGGCCGCGAGAGCGTCCTTAGCTTTCTTCAGGGAGCCGATGGAGTTCTGACGAACTCGGGGGCTCAGGAGGTTCATGCCTCCGTAGATCAGCCCTGCAACCTGAGCGGCTCCGGGGATGAAGGCGGTAGCCAGGTCGACCACACTCTTAGCGCGAGTCTCGTTGGCATCAGACACCAGCTCATCGGCTGCGGCTTGGGCCTGGGCCTTCTCATCGACATCCGGGGTAGCGGGGTCGTCCTCTACCTGGAGGAGGGCGGCGTGGATCTCTTTGGCCTCGGGGGTGAGGGCATCGGTAGAGCTACAGCCAGCAGCGGCGGCGAGGACCAGTAGTCCAGCGATGCACCAGAAGGGCATGAACTTGTTGATGGGGTTATTCCGACTCATTGGAGTTGCCTCCTAGCCGACTGGCTTTGGTGGTCTTGCGGGGAGCCTTGGTCTTCTTCTCAGGCTTAGGCCCCTCGTCGATGTTGAGGAACATGCGCTCGAAGGGCTGAGGGTCCCAGGCTTGGAGGGTTCCTGTGGCAGTCCGGACCAGATACTGACCCGGCTTGATGTATCCCCAGTTACCGCCCACTCGGGACTGGAACTGGTACATGGCGTGGTTGACCGGATGGACGGTGACGCCTGCCGGGGGATGCTCTCGATCCTTGAAGAGGACAGCCTCCACGTCGATAGGCTCAGTGACTCGGCGGTACTTCTGCATTACTTCATCCCTGCCGCGATGCGGCGTTCAACGTAGGAGTGGAACTCAGCGTCACCGTTGACGTAGCGCTCATCACTCATGTCCTTCACCATCTCAGCGGAGGTGCCGTAGGGCTTGATGTTGTTCCCTCCAGCTCCCCCCTGTCCGGTGACAAGGGTTCCGCCCTGGGCTTGGTTGTATTGAGCGTGGAGTCCGCTGATGGCAAGCTGAGCTTGGGCGGAGTCACCGGAACCGATAGCCGTGTTGAAGGCTTCGATCTGATCCTGGCTGAGATTGTTCCCAGCCCACTCGGTCATCGCGGAGTAGTTCTCCGCACCGCCGACCTGCTGGTAGACCTGATCTCGAGCTGAAGCCTGTTGAGCCTTCATGCCTTGGACGTAGTTCTCCACCAGGGACTTAGGCAGACCCTTGGCTTCGATGGCCTTGTAGGCATCCTCAGAGAGGTCACCATCAGCAAGGACCTGTCCCATGTAGTCGGACATCTCCTGCTCACTGAAGAGACCCTGGGGGTTCTCAGGAGGCGTGATGGCGAGACCTTCACCCTCAGGATTAGGCTCCTCCTTAGGAGTGAACTTCCCGTCCTCTCCTCGGACAGGAGCGCCCTTCTCGAGTTCGGTGTAGCTCTTAGCTAGAGCCTCCACATTGACGTTACCGTCCTTGTCGAGGAACTTCTCCGGGACGATGCTCGTCTGTTCCGGCTCGGGAGCGTCTGCTCCGGTGGGTTGACCTGTGTCAACCGTTTCACTGTATGTCTGTCCCATTGGTCTTGCCTACTGAGGTGCGGGGGCGGGCGTGGGTTGTGCGCCCGGCTGCTCCTGCCCCTGGCCTTGGACCTGGGCGATGGCAGCATCGAGGAGCTGGGGACCGAACTGTTGAACCAGTCCCTGCAGCTGTGCTGTTTGTTCTTCCTGAGCGACCTGCTCCTGACTCTTCACCATCTCGCCAGCATCAATGCTGTTAGCGTTGGCCCAGGCCACGATGAAGGAGGGCATGTTGAGGAAGCGAGCGACCTGCTCAGGGCCGATGGCCTGAGTGAGTCCCTGGACGAAGGACCCCAGGCGCTGGGCGTCATGGCCTCGGCCTAGGGCCTCGAGACCTGTGATGATTGAGGGACGGACAGCGTCCGACTTGAGCAGCTGGGAGAACTCACCCTCACCCAGGCGGCTCATCAGGAGCGACACCACGGGGAGCTGGAAGTCCAGGGCCAGGACGGAGTAGGTGGCCCCGAGAGCCTGCTCCAGTTCCTGAGCCATGAAGCGGATCTCCTCCGCTGTGACTCGCTCAGCTTGACGCTGGGCGGCTGAGTTCATCAGGAAGGCGAAGGCGAGACGCTCCTCCAGGCGGCTGATAGACTCGAGCACGACTCGGAAGTCGCTGGTCTTCTCAGCCTGGAGCGTGCTGACATCATCAGCGTTACCGGGACGGATGGCCCCGTTGGGGGCCTTAGCCAGCGTGTCGATGCGTGTGGAGCCGTTAGGGTCCACCAGGAACAACATCTTGCTGGAGGCCGCAGAGCCTTCCAGGAGAGCTTGGGAGAGGCCCTCAAGGGACTTCAGGTCACCGAGGAGTTCCTCGACCATCCCTCGTCCATAGGACTCACCACTGATCCTGTGCCAGCGGAGGGGGAGCCAGGGCATCTCCTCAGCGGAGTAGGAGCCTGAGGTCCCTTCGACGACAGCACCCTCCACCTCTTGGTGGTAGGTGTAGTATCCCTTCATCTGATCCCACTGGATCAGTGTATATAGCTCGACAGCCTTACCTTGCTGCTCACCAGGACTACCGTCCTGAGTCTCCATCGAGTCAGCCAGGGCCTTGCGGACATTGTCCGGAGCCGACTCACGGGTCAGCTCTTCCTTGGTGACGATGGTGAGGACCTTGCCCAGACCATCCCTCTCCACGACGAACCTGTCGATGGGGAAGACTCGGGGGGTCTGGTCCTTCTCCCAGTGGATCAGGGCATTCCCCGTCACCGTGAGGTGCTTGATGGCTTCGTCAGCTGCTACCCGGAAGTGGGACCGCTCGACGTCGCCCATCAGGGCTTCCTGGAGGTCCAGGAGGGCAGCCTCGATCTCCTGCTCTGCGTCAGAGCCGTCGACCTGCTGCTGAGCTTCCTCGTCCAGGACCAGCTTGAAGAAGCCGGCGTTAGGCGGGAACAGGGCCAGGAGCATCCGGGAGCTAATGTTCCGGACACCCCTGGCCCCTACCGACTGGAAGGGGGTGCGGAGCTTGGTTGAGCTTGTGTGCCCTTGCCGAGGCAATAGGGCCGGTATGGTCAGCTCCGCTGCATCGTAAGCACGATCCAGGTAGGGCTGCCTGAAGGTCTCTAGGTTGGTGTAGAGACTTCGGGCCTGGCCCTCAGTGTCGTGCATTGTTAGCTAGGTGTATTCAGGGACCTGTCCAGCGGGATGCGGAGGCTGGATGTCCCAGAGGCGGCTTTCTTCTTCCGCTTCTTAGATGCGCCAGAAGGCTTGATCTCCGTGGCCGTGTCACTCAGAGGCGGCGGTGCCGGGAGCGGGGCCTTAGGGAGGTCAGGCTTCTGAGTCAGACACATCGTCGTCGAATTGCGGAGGGTTCTGCTGGTGTTCGTAGAGTGCCCGGATCTGGGCGATCAGTCCCCACTCACCGTAGAGCCGCTGCAGCTCCCTCTCGTCCGCGCTCAGCTTGGGTACGAAGGGCACTGGAATGCGGGATTCCAGCCACAGGACAAGGTGTTCGGAGATCGTGGGGGGCTCGATTGTGGGATCGGACATTTCTTTATAGTACCTGGGGTGGGTCAGTTAGAGAGTAGTTGAGGGGTCCATAGAGTGACGTTACCGTCCTTCTGGAGGTCCCCGTGGCGGAGGATGCGGGCCAGCTGGGCCTGCGTCAGTGCATCGTCGTAGGTCAGTCCCTTGTGGAGGAAGGCCCCCAGGACTGCGTCCCACATCTCATCGACGTCCCGGCAGCCCTCGAGGATCTTCTCGGCCTTCTTAGGACCGATGCCGGGGAGGCCCTTGTAGCCGTCAGCTGTGTCCCCGGTGAGGGCCTGAGTCATCCAGTGGTAGTCAGCGTGGAACTGGTCGATCTCCTCGACCTCGCAGTCCTTCCTGATGTTGGCCCACTTCCCGACCAGGGTCCTCATGTCCTTGTCGACAGAGACGATGATGGTGTCACCTGACTTAGGGGCTGTGGCGAGGAGGCCCAGGACATCATCGGCCTCGAGGTGCTCCCAACGCTCACAGCGGTAGACGTCCTCGATGTAGGCCACCAGCTCCCAGTAGTTCGGGGGCTTGGGGTTCCTGCGGTGGGCCTTGTAGTCCGACCAGATGGTGTGGCGGAAGGTGTCTCCGGTGTGGGAGAAGGCTACCGTCATCTTGGTGCCTCCCAGCTGCTTCATGTAGCTCGAGAGGGCGGAGTCCACCTTCTGCTTCATGGCTTCGAGGTCTGAGTGGACGGACTCACCGTCTCCCCAGTCGATGACTGTGTGTTCTGAGGCTGCCGCTGTGTAAGCGACAACATCACCGTCGATGAGTAAGGTCGTCATAGTTGATGTGTTTGAGGGCTTTGATCTCGTCTACCAGGAGCTGGCGGGCGGCTGAACGGGGCTTGGTTTCATAGAGGTAGAGGAAGAGTTGGACTTGCCTTCTCTTCTCCACCAGGTAGGGGAGGATGTCCCGAGCCATCTGCCGGGAGTTCTCTCCTGTCACCCTCCACTGATGCTCAGTGCGGAATCCCTTCCGCCTCTTCGGTGTGTAGACACCGCCACCCCAGAACCCCCTTAGCTGGTTCAGGATTCCGGGGTAGCAGTTCGACATAGACAGCGAGGAGATCAGGCTCCCCTTCTTCACGATGTAGGCGCTGACGCACCCCTCGCCGTCGAAGTAGCCGGCTACATAGGCCAGAATGATTGGGTCAATGCGTCTCAGACCAGTCGGCTCCAACTTTGTATTCTCCATCTAGGGGTAGGTTGAGGCTGTAATGGATGCCTGACTCCTGAATGCCTTGGACGATCCTCCCGCCTACAAGGTGAGCGTGTTCCGAGGGGCATTCGACTTGACCTTCATCGTGGCTGTGGAGAACCATCCAGCCGTAGCCTTTGATGTAGCCACACCACAGGACCGTGGCCTTCTTCATCACTACAGCGCCCCCTCCTTGAAGGAGTGTATTGAGGGCTGAGTGGGGGGACCGGACAGGGATACGTCTCCCATCCAGGCCAATCAGGAACCCGCGCTTAGCTGCCTGAGAGACAGCAGCCTTCAGAGCCTTCAGCTTCGGTGTGTTGGACTCAAAGTTAGCCTTCATGGCTCGGGCTTCCTTCACATCACACTTCAGCACTGAGGCCAGCTTCTCCAATCCCGCTCCGTAGAGGTACGCGTAGGTGAATGTCTTCGCTAGGTATCTCTTCTCAGGAGGCAGTCCCAGAGCTTCACAGTTACGGGCGTGGATATCCCCCTCGAGCAGCGTCTCGGTAAACTCCTTGTCGTTCATGTAGTGGGCCAGCATCCGAAGCTCGAGGCCAGACGCATCGCCTCCGACCAGAACCATGCCAGGTGAGGCCGTGTAGCATCGTCGACACTCCGTTCCCCAGGGAGCATCCACAGCAGGTACTTGGCTCAGGTTTGGCTTGAAGTGGGCACATCTACCGGTGACAGCGCCGTTGTGGATGATGCCTCCATGCACCCTCCCATCCTTCACGAAGTTCAGCCAAGCGTTATCACCCTCAGCTACCTGACCTAGTCTCTTCTGCACCAGGAACCTCCTAGCCAGCAGCTTGGCCTCCGGGTATTCCAGAGACCCCAGCACCTTCTCATCCACCTGAGGCTTCCCGGTGTCGGTGTAGAGCTTCGGCTTCCACTCGTACTTCTCGATGAAGAACCGACTGATGTGGTCCCTCGAGTTGGGGTTGAAGGGAATGATCTTCACCTTCGTCTTGAGCTGCTTTTCCCAAGGCGGAAAGGCATCAGCGATGACGTCATCCAGCTTGGCCCGCTTCACAGTCAGCTCCTTCACCAGCCTGTCAGCCTGCTCCTCATCGAAGCAGACACCTCGCTGCTGCATGTCGTTCAGGCACTTAGCGAACTCATGCTCCAGCTTCGTGCTCTCCTCAGGCCACTTGTCCTGGAGCAGTCTCTGGTACAGCTTGTCCGTCACCCGGCAGTCCTGGAGACAGTAGTCGATGATCTCCTGGGTCAGGACCTTCACGCCCTCTGAGACGTCCTCTGTGCCCTTGTGTAGCCCCAGGCGCTCCCCCCAGGCCGCCAGCTTGTGGGAGCCTCGAAGTTCCTTAGAGACCTTCCCAGAGCGGCTGTCGGCAGCCCTGAGATCAGGGTAGTGGAGGCGGGAGGCTATAGCTGTGTCGTAGAGGGGAGGCCATTCCCAGTCCCCTCCAATAACAGCACAGAGCTTCTCGATGACTGGGATATCGAAGCCCTGACCATTATGCGCCACAAGACGCTCAGCGCTCCTAAGGAAGCGTACTCCATCAGCTATGGAGCCGTGGAATGGTAGCGTAGGGGTGTCATGCCAGATCATCTCAACACCATCCTGATCCCGCGTACAGATGCACGCGATGGTGGTGACAGAGTCGAGGAGGGCATCGGTCTCGATGTCGAAGACTAGGTAGTTAGACACGCAGACGCCCCCAGATCAATTTGGAGTTGAAGCCCGAACGCATCGCTTTATGGACGCTGCTGGGGGACCAGTCCGTTAGAGGCCCTCGAAGGGGCCTCATCAGCTGGTGCCCCTTGCGTTGATTACATTCTTGACAGGCTAAGACTTGGTTGATCTCGTGATTCCGCCGCCCTCCAAGGGCCTTGGGAATGACATGGTCTATGGTGGTCTCTGCGTGGGACTGGAACCTGTACCCGCAGTAGCTACAGAAGGCGCCATCACGCCTCCATAAGTAATGGTGTCGGACGCTACGCGCCCCGGTGTATTTATCAGACACGCTCCAACCTCCCCTTCCAGTCGAAGTCCTCGTAGACATCACCCGGCCCCACCCACTGGTGGATCGTGGTTCCGGCGAGGTCAGCCACATCGTCCTCGACCCTCACAGGGAAGACGATCTCATCGTTCCCCTCGTTGCCCCACTTCTCATTGACAGCCTTGCTACCGAAGCTCAGGCCACGTCCCTCGAAGACGTTTTCAGGCCAGAGGGTGGCCCGCTTGGTACAACTGATCTCAGCGGTGTAGCGGTCGCCTCGGCGGTTCTCGAAGTAGTTATGCTCGAGATGCAGGTCCAGGTGGGTATGTCCCCAAGGCGTCCTGTAGTTACCGTTGGTCTCTGAGTCAGGCTGAGCGACAGCAGCGAAGCAGCCGTAGCGTGCGTCAGTGAAGCGGCAGTCCCTCACGACAGCCGGGGCGTCCGGTGTCGACCAGAGGGTGACGATGGAGCCTCCAGCATGGTGGGCGGCATCGTGGGGGTGGTCCCAGCCGAAGCCTTCAGCATAGCAGCCGTCGATCAGCAAGGTGCCTGAGAAGCGGGGGCTGGCTGCATAGCGGTTGGTGCGGGGATGGGGACGCCAGTTGATACCTGTGCGGTTACCTCCGCCCAAGTCACACCCCATGAACCAGGCATCGCCTCCACCCTTCGGATAGAAGACGTGCTGCTGGGGGAGGATCTTGACTCCGTTCCTCTCACCTCTCCTGAAGTCCCTAACGAACAGGTTCCGCCAGCCCTCACCCAGATGCACCAGGCTCTCGTTACGGTGGATCTGTCCGTCCCGCATGGCCGGCGTGATGCTGACGTTATCGAAGCCGAGGTTACCTACAGGACCCTCGTTCCACAGAGCGAAGTTGCTCGGGTAGGCTTCGATGTTGACGTCAAGGAAGTACGCCTGCTTCACGAAGCGGAGGTGGTCGCCGAGGCGGAGGTAGCCGATGTCAGCTACACCATCCAAGCCAAAGATGTTGACCTGAAGGTCATCAACCTTCGGGTGGGCGCTATCCCAGGTAGCGTCATCCCCGGTGCCCAGATGGAGATGACCGTTAGCCTTCCCCTTGATCCCGATGTTGATGGGGCGGTCCTTGACGCCTAGGCCGTGGTAGGCCCCGTTGATCGCAGCGGCGATGGGGTTAGGAGCGGACTCTCGCCGACCTCCGTAGGTGATGACCTCGTGGCCCTCGACGATAAGGTCCGGCTGAAGCGGCTCCTTAGGGACCCAGGCCGGAGCCGGGGGGATGTACGGGGGAGCTGAGGGGGCCGGGGCCTGGTCGAGGTTTCCGGTGAGGAGGTTGGGTTCGGGAGAGTTGGTGCAGTTTCGGTAGTGTTCCACTGTCTTGCCTTGGTGATGGTGGTTGGGGTTGGTTGGTGAGGGGTTTGGTCTTGGTTGGTTATCTCATTAGGTGCCCTCGCTGGACTGGAGGGCGGCGCGCCACTTAGCCTGCTCGACCTTCCACTCGTCGATCCAGCCCTGCATCTCAGCGTTGTGGCTTCTGAGGGCGTCGATGCGTTCGAGGTCCCTCCCGCGGCTCTCTCGTGAGGCGTCGTAGAGCTTGAGGTGCTGCTCGCTCTGTCGTCGGTGGTAGGCGCAGCGATCCTCCAGATCGTTGGCGTGCTTCCGCAGCCTCTCGATCTCCGCGTCCTTCTCCGCGATGGCGGCGGCGTGGGCTTCCTCCAGCGGCTTACGTGCGGACTCCCAGTCCCTGAAGGCTGAGTGAGGGCCGTCGCGGCGAGCCCCGCAGGTCTTGCAGGTGGTCGGCGTGTGTCGCTCAAGTGTCATCGGGGGCCTCCCTTGCGCCTATCGCAGCGCACGCAGAAGGTCCCGATCGCTCCCGCAACGTGACGCCACCGATGCAGCCCGATCCAGCAGAGGAGCTTCAAGGCTTACCTCCTCGGGTATAGCTACCAATCAGGGCCTCGCCGACGAGGGCAAGCACGGGGCCCGCTAGGACGAGGGCAAGCACGGTGCCCACTAGGACGACCACGGGAATCCAGATGTCACTCATGGGGCGTACCTCCCTTGCCGGGAGCGGGGGGCTCGACCAAACCTCCGGCGTCATCGTTGAGCCAGTTCAAGAGACCGTGCTTCGTCGTCGGGATATGGCACTCCTGAGCAACGGGATCGCAGAACGTCCCATGCAGACCTTCTTCCTTCCACTCCTTCGCGTGGGCGATCGCGGCCTTCCTGGAGGGGAAGTAGGCGTACCCCGCCAACTCGCCTTCTGTGGTACAGACGTTTCGATAGAGCTTCAACCCTCACCCCCTTCCCCGCCATCGCGGGGGACACACTCGGGGCACACGACATCCCTCACGCAGTCAGGCATTCGCTCCACCGGGTCGAGGGTGTCTCCACAAGTCCCACACTCCCCAGCGGGCGGCGTGGGGGCCGGGAGGGAGTCGAGGAAGGCGCGAACCTCGCTGGCGTTGAGACCTTCGCGCGGATTGTCCAAACGCTCCAGCAACCTCACCGCCTCGTCGAGCCTCCCCTGGAGTCGATCATTCTCCTGGCACGCCTCGATCCAGTCGTCCTGCTTCATGCGGAGCATGGCTGCCAGTTCGGCCTTCGTTTCACTTCCCATCGGAGCCCTCCTTCGCGGCGAGCGCGGCGTCGATGCGGTCAACGAGCTTCGTCTTCATCCCGTAGGCGCGGACGAGTTCATCACGCGCCTCCCGCAGCAGCCCCGCGTGCTCGCTCTCGGGGGCGGCGGGCTTCGCTTGGGCCAGGATGCGCTCGATGATGTCGGCAACCTCTTCGGGTAGTTCACCGAACGGCTCCATGTTATTCCCCTTGAGCGCGCATCGGACCAGATGTAGGCACCACCGCATCCCATCGGCTTCGTCGCGCACGCTGTCGGGGTATGTGTGCGGGTCGTCGTAGGGATCGACGGGGATCGTTTCCCCGAACCTGTAGCTACGTCCCGACTCCAGCCACCTAGCGACTGCGCGACGTGCGATCATCGCGCGGACCTCTCGACTGCCGGGGAGGTTGCTATAACGCTCCAAGGTCATTCCAACGACGTCCTCGAATGACTGTGATCCGTGCTGGCTCATGCTTCCTTCTCCTCGGCGGGCTCGCCGGTGGCGAGGGCGGTGCGGCGGGCTATCCATGCCCCTGGCGAGTCCAGGTGAGCCAGCAGAACCGGGCCGTCGTTCTCGGTGTCGAACTCGTCGATCGACATGCACAAGTCCTCCCAGGCTTCGGCCTTGGCCTTCCAAGTGTCGCCCCGCTGCTTTTCCTTTCCCGCCACGGCCCGAGCCTCAATCACAGCGTCGATACCTCGGTCCGCCAGGTCAGTCATGCTCTCTAGCAGAGCGGGCTCCTCCCCCGCCAGCGGCTCGGCACCCGTGCAGTCGGGGCAGGGGCCTAGGTGGTTCACCAGGCAAGACACACGCACACCCCCGAAGAACTTCGGCGGATCAGGACACGGCACCGAGACTTCCTCCGTCCCTCCGCACGTCTCGCACTTCGCGGGCTGCGGGGTGGGGTCCTCAGCGTCGAGTCGTTTCAGGAACTCCCTAATCAGGATGCGGTCGCTCTTGACCACGCCCCAGGTATCCACGCGGCGCAGGAGCCACAAGCCCTCTGAAATCTGGGACTGGGTAGGACCCTTGCGCTCCGGCGTCTCCCCGCTCTCGGCGCTGCGGGTCCTAGCGATCAGTTCCCGCGCAAGTTGGGCGACGCCGTTCAGCACGCCCTCTCGTTCTAGGTCAGCGTCAGCGTGGACTTCAACGAGGTGTTCCAACAACTTCATCGCCTCGCTCGCGGTGGCCTCGGTAAGCATGGGCGTCTCCCCGCTCTCGGCGCTGCGGGCGCGGAGGGCTTCGAGGCGCTCATACTTCTCATCCGTCGTGTGGCCGTCCCACGACCGTCCCGTGCCGCGCTCCAGGTGGTCAAGCATCGGAAGTTCCGAGTCGTGGACGTGCCACGAAAGCTGTCCGGTCGGCGCGTCGATGAACACGATCCAGCGCCAATCGTCCTCCCAGTCCTTGTCCTCTTCCGGGTGCCGCTCCAGCGATGCGGGAAGGAGTTTAGACAGGGCGGCCACGAGCTTGTTGCGCTCGGAGTACGCGCCGTCCTTGGCCTGGATCGCCTCGCTCGCGGTGGCCTCGGCGGTGGTGAGGCGGGATTCCAATTCGCGAATTGCATCGCACGCCTTCCCCAGGTCCTGGTCCGTCTGCTCCCAGGTAGCCATGTTCGTTGCTACGGTAAGCTCAGAAGCTTCAAGCTTATCCTTCGCCGCCTCAAGCTCGGCGCGGAGTTGGTCGCGCAACTCACGAAGTGCAATGTTCTCGTCTGCCTCCGAAGCGAAGGCAGCCAAGTGCCCATCCCGCTCCTCCCGCAGCCTCGCGTTCTCCGCCTGAAGGTCCGTCAGCGCCTCATCATTCAGTTTCTTTCTGTGTTCGTTCATCTTGCCTTTCCTCTATGACTTCAAGTTCGTAGCGCCTCAGATACCAACGTGCCTTAGCAATGTCCTGCACCGGCTTCCCCTTTAGCTCTGATCGAGTCAGGTACTTCAGGACGTTACCTAGCAGATACCCACGGAACCTCTCCGGACTCATCTTCGCCTTCAGGATGTCGATAGTCTCCATCCCCCCGAAGGTGTAGTGGTCAGGTGAATTTACTTGGTCAGTCACTCCGTCAGCCTCCGGATCTCCTCGATCTTCTCGTCCGTCACCTCAGCCACCGTCACCTGATCTCCAGGCAGACCGTTAGCTACACCAGCCATCTGGATGATGATAGGGGAGACGAAGTCAGCGAGTGCGTCTCGCTCGAGAGTGACAGCATCGAAGGAGTCCTCGAGGGCTTGAAGCGCCTGCTGGTCTTCCTTGTGTTGCTTCTCGTATCGCTGCAGCTTCTCAGCCATAGCGGTGACGTGTTTGTTGAGGCGCTTGAGGGCGCTCTCCCAGGTGTCAGCCATTAGAATCCTCCATCACTAGAGTTGAAGTCAGCCGTGGAAGCTTCAGCCAGTCGACCCGTACTCGGGTCATACGCAAGGACACCAGCACGGCCTGTGTCCCCACTCCAGCGATTCTTTAGGACCCTGAGCGTTGTCAGGTTCCTGTTGTCCTCGTCCTGTTGGTCGCGCTCCAAGCCGACCACAGCGTCAGAGAGCTGAGCGATGGAGGCACTGCCCCTGAGCTGACTCAGGTGGGTCTGTCCTCCGTCCTCATGTCCCTTACCCTCGGGGCGCTTCAAGTGTGACACACAGCAGAGCCAGATACCAGTCTCCTGGACGAAACTTCGCAGCTTGGTCATCAGAATGTCCAGAGCCTTCCGGTCATCAGCGTCAGCGCCAGACACCACGATGGAGATATGGTCGAGGAAGGCGTGGGTCACCCCTTCAGCCTTCACCATGAAGCGAAGCTTCGAGATCAGGCTGTCACAGTCCAGGGAGCCGAAGTGGTCGTAGAGCGCCATGTGGGCAAGGTACTTGTCGAAGACCTCACGCTTGTCGGCCAGCTGTGCGAGGATCGGGTCCTGAGCTAGAGGCTTGTTAAGGTAGATCCCACACATCCCAAGCAGCGTCTTCTGCACGCTCTCCTCGAGAGCGATGTAACCAACCTTGGTATCAGGCTGCTTCTGGATGTCAGCAGCTAGCTCACGGCAGACAGCAGACTTACCGATGCCACTTCCGGCGACGAACATCCACAGCTCCTGAGAGCGGAAGCCGCCTAGCTTGTCGTTGAGTCCGACCCAAGGCATAGGGAAGTCAGCCATCGGCAGCTCCCGGCTCATATGGTCCCACAGGTCCTCACCAGTGACGATGCCTTGGGGCTGGTACTTCTTACCGTTCCAAGTGGCGTCCACCAGCTCAGCGCTCCTCCCGGCCTTCAGCATGTCGCTGGCGTCCTTGAGGGGCAGGTGCGCGATCTTCGCCTTGCCGGGGGTAAGGAGGAGAGCGATGTCCTGAGCGGCTTGCTGGCCCGGCTCATCGTTGTCGAGCAGGAGGACAACCTCGTCGAAGGACTCCACCCACTCGAGGCTCTTCTTCACTGCCTTCTTCCCGCTCTGCGCTCCCTGGGGGAGGGAGACCACAGGCCACTTGTGGCTCTGGGCTTGGGAGAGGGACAAGGCGTCCAGCTCACCCTCCACGATGACCAGCTTCCGGCCTCCGTCTCGCCACAGGTGCTCTCCGTAGAGTCCTGCCTTCGAGATGTCACCGAGAACGATGAAGCTCTTGTCAGCGAAGCGGAGCTTCTGAGCCACCACGTTGCCGTGGGGGTCATGGAAGTTAGCTACATGGCAGTCCCGACCTCGGTGGGCAGCGATACCATAGGCCCACTTCCGACAGGACTCCTCGTTCAGCTTCCGGCCAGGGAGGTCGGTGACCTTGAAGGAGATCAGGTCGCTGGGGAGCTTGGCCTTGGTCTCTACAGGCTCTCCGTCCTTGATGTGAGCATCACAGGAGAAGCAATGGCCGTAGCCGTCATCGTAGACCTGATAGGCGTCACTCGAAGGGCATACCGGGCAGGGTTGATTAGCTGAAGCAACGACACCCATCAGACCAGCTCCTTCCGTGCGATGAACTGAGCCCGGTCCAGGACCTGCTCAAGTGTCCAGTGGATCTCGAGACAGTCAGCGCAGTTCCGACGTCGGAAGCGGCTGTTGCCTTGGGGAAGACGTACAGGCCACATCTTCGCCGCCTTCTTGACGGAGGTGTCAGGGTCGCAGGAGTCCACGATCATCAGGCGGGTCGAGCCACACTTGGAGCACTTCAAGCGGCGACCTCCTGCAGCCAGTACCGCGCATACCGCTTCCCCGTCGCATCGACGTGCATCACGGTGTCGATGGAGTAGCCCATGTCCCGTAGCTCGTTGATCCTTGCCGCCAGTCGGAAGACCCCATGCACCAGGAGCGCCTCTCCAGGTGTGATGGAACCGTTCTCTTCCAGGTGCGCCAGGAGGCGCTTGTTCTGTGTCTGTTTCATGCCTTTGCCTTTGAGTTGATTTCTTCTACGAATGCCCCGACGTCACTTAGCCGGAACATCACCACCCAGTCGGTGTCCTTGTCTTCGCGCATCACCACGAAGGGGATCTCATCCGGCTTGGCGTCACCAATCGCCTGCCTGAGGAAGTGGAGGGCAGCAATAGCCTTCCTCCGCTTGACTTCCACATGCAGACGACCCGTGTTCAATAGGTCAGCGGAGAAGGCTCCGGAGACCTGGGCGGCTCTGATGCACTCGGGGTAGGGGAGGTGCTCCCTTACCGCGTTACGTGCTTCAAGCTCGCCTCGTTTTCCTTTCTGACGTGAGTTCATCGGATGAAGAGTAGCTCCACGACTTTATCTTCCCTGTCTCGCAGGGCCTGTGCTTGGCGACCCATTGTCGACAGTCTCGCAGCACGCTCCTGCTGCTGAACGCGGACGGCGTGATCCAAGAGGAACCTACGGTGAGGAGCCCTAAGGAACGCATCCCGACATAGAGAGCACCAAGGCGCTCCCATGAAGGTCGTGTCCGCCTCACGGTTAGAGCAGGAGCGGCAGTTCAAATCTTCCTCTCTCCGAAGCGGTACATCGCGTAGAGGACTACAATGGTGATGTAGGCCGTAATCACTAGAACGTCCCCGCGTTGCTTGCGTCCGTCACGGTCTCATCGACCTTGTCGCTGAACGCTTCCGGAGCAACCTCACTGGTGAAGCCGTCGTCGACTACGTCGAAGCCGTCTACGGCTCCTCCACCCTGCTTCAGCTCGAAGACCTGAGCAGCGATGAGGTCCAGGCTTGCGCCGGCTCCGTTGGTCGGCATGAACCAGCCTCGGACAGCGATCTTCAGACGCAGCTGGGAGCCCGGTCCCACCGTCTCGCCCATCGGGTTCTTCTGGCTGTCAATGATGTGGACCTTCTTCTTCCACGGCGTACCGTTACGAGGACGGACGATGTGCTTGAGCTTGGTCTTGAGGATGGTGCGGCCTGTCGGGTTACCTTCGTCGTCCTCCTCGTCGGCCCAAGGCGGGTTGGCGGCTTTGGCGTTCGCCTTCCCCGCCTGATCCTTAGCGTACTCAGCTGCCTTGGCCCACTCATCATCCAAACCCGCCATGAATTCCCGAGCCTCTGCGGTGTCCTCCAAGATCAGGTCACAGGAGAACACCCCATCATCATTGAAGCGGCGGTCAGGCACATTCAGGTGCGGATACCGGGCCGTGCCTACGGGCGTCAGTAGCTCTACGTTCTTTCGTTTCATCTAGTGTTGTCTCAGGCGAAGAAGTACGGCGAATCGAGGACCTGCCTAACGTCCATCGTACCGACCTCAGGAACATCGGGGAGCGTCTCGCCAGCGGGGAGATAACTCTCCACCTCTGCCTTGAACTCCTCGAGCTGAGGCTTTGAGAAGACCTCCGCGAACACTTCACGGAGAGCCTTGTTCATCGTTGCTGTGTGACGGGCGTGGACTGCGTAGGAGTCATGCACCCAGGCGAAGTCTCTGACACCGAGGTTGTAGAGCTTCTCCAGCGTCAGGGCCGCACAGGCGGCGTCCAGGCTGTGGACTAAGTTGGGGCTGATACCGTTGCGGGAGCGGTGAGGGTCGGGGCCCTTATGCGCCGTACTCACTGAGCCCTGAAGGGTACGTCCAGAGACATTCGACTTTACGGCACGGAAACCCTTCTTCAGGTACTCCTGCTTCACAGGCAGACCTGAGGGCGACGTCCAACGGATTGGGAGCCCTAGCTTACACACCACATCGGACACGTCCCTTAGCCACGTCATGCACTCAGGGGCAGCGCTCACCGTCTCGTCGACGGCCTGCCAGATCATCCTCGAGAGGAACATGGAGGGCTTGAGTTCGTCCTGGGGGAAGGGGTTGTCGAGGGCCTCCTCCATCAGCTTCTCATGCAGCCACTCCACCACTGACTTGTGGCAGGAGAACAAGGTGCTGCCATAGGGCTTCGTCATCACCGGACGCTTACAGACCTTCCGGTCGATGGCACCCCCACAGAACTCCAGCCAGCGTTGAGCCCAGAAGGCTTCCTGGCTGTTCTCGTCCTGCTTGGTCTGAGCCTCCAACAGCTTGACCGTCACCTTCTCGGCGACACGCTGGTAGATGTCCTCTGGCTGGCCTGTCGGGACGACACACGTAGCCTCCCCTCCAGCCTGGTCCCGCATGAGGAACGAGAAGAGTTGGAGACCGTTGTTACTTCCATCCTGGGGGCAGGGTTGATGGGAGATGAACGGGGCGGCGTCTCCAGTCTCCTGGTGGTCTAGGTAGGCGCCCCACTCGAGGCACCACGCTAAGAAGCTCCACGGTTTGTCAGCTTCAGCCCACCACAGACAGTCGGCAGGGTCGTCTGCCACAGCGCGGATCATCCTCTCTTTCGAGCGGACCCACTCACGCCTTTCCTCATGCGGGACCTTATCCACCCCGAAGGCATTAGCTCCGGCGACGGCGAGCCAGAACTCAGCCTCAGGGGTGTCGATGGGTTCACCATCAGCGAACTTCAGTAGTCCACGTGCCTCATCCGTTCCTTGAGGCTGTAGGAATGCAACCAGAGGGTACATGCGGCCCCTCCAGTCGCAGAAGTGCGGGTAGAAGAACCGGCCCTCTCCTCGGACCAGCTCCGCCATGTGGAGCGTCTTGAATACCGTCACCCTCGACGCTCTCGCCTTGTTGTTGATCGCCTGGAGCCGGCCTCTCTCCTTGTAGATGGCGCTGTGCTCCGGGTTGCCCCTCTCGTACTTCTCCGGCTTCTCAGGGAGCTTGTGCTCGTCTCTGGCAGGCAGTCCTCCGATCTGGAGGTCCTCCTCCCAAGCCCACTTCATCAGCTGATAGACGTCCTCGTTGATCGCCCAGGCTGTACGTTGGAGGCAGTTGATCGCTCGGTAGACCGTAGCCATCTCTGCCTGTGCCAGCTCCGACAGGTGGTTCCGGTCGAAGGTGCGGACCAGAGGCTTCTGGAGGACTTGGTTGGTGTGATAGCCTCCACCGAAGGGGCTGCTCCAGTCCAACGGGACTGCGACACAGGGGAGGTAGTAGGGGTGGAGTTCGATGGCCTTGAGGTCCGCCTCCTGCATCCAGGTGTGGGTCTCGGGAGTGAGGACGACGGCCAGCTGGCTCTTTCGGTTCCTCTGCCCAGAGCTAACCTTGATAGACGTGAAGATGTCACAGTGCTTCAGCACCAGCCCCACCAAGTAGAGCCCCACCTTCATCTTCTCTTCCTGGTTCCAAGCCGAGGGGAGACTGTCCGCACTCTCACGCCCGAAGGCTGAGTAGAGACGCCTCTTCCTCTGCCAGCCGGTGTCTCCCTTCCGGTCAGACACCATCACCAGCTTGTTGAACAGGAGGGGATCATCTTCCCCGGCTGCGGTGAGCCGCTCCTCGTCCTCTAGGACACCGCCCAGCTTCCGAGCGATCTTGGAGATGTGCTTGTCCTTCAGGCTGTCCAGCATCGTCTGGAGAGTGAGGATAGCGACCAACTCATCAGGGAGCCGGATCAGGTCTCGAATGGGGGCAGTCTTGAAGCGCGGGTCCAGGCGGACAACGCTCAGCGCCTCGATCAACAGATGAGTCTGGTCCTTCAGCAGGTGACGGCCCGATGCCGTCTCGCTAAGCTGGCCCATGTCCCGCAGACTCTGGAGACGGGCTAGACCCCTCTCCCTGGTAAGCTGGGCCATCGTGGCCTCGAGGTCTGACTGCCTCACTGATCCCCTGCCTTGCCCATAGTTGTCTCCGCTGTTCCTTGCCGAACAAGCCTCACTCTAACACTCTTCGGGGCAGAGTCCAGCCTCCTGGCCTACTTTTCGGAATAAGATTCCAGAGCCTGGACTGCCTTCGCTGTCTGGTCAGGCATCAGGTGGACGTAGTCGTTGAGCATGGCTGGAGAAGACCATCCCATCCACCGCTGGACGGTTACAAGGTCAACTCCAGCGCGGACAAGGCGGGAGGCGCAGGTGTGGCGGAGAGCGTGAGGGGTTACCTCAGGGCCCAGTCCGGCTGCCTTACGGGCTTGCCGCCAGTCGTGATTGAAGGCGCTCTGGCTGATGCGGGAGAAGTTGGTGGTGCCGTACGCGTTAGACGCAGCTACCGTGAGAGGCACCTCCCTGCTACGGCCTGACTTGGAGTCAGCGATGGTCACGGTTCCTACCCAGTGAGGACACCGCTCCAAGGCTAGGGCCTCCCCTACACGACAGCCGGTCTCTACCAGAAAGCGAGCAAGCTGCCCATGATCCCGAGTCAGCTCGAGGATGATAGCGCTTATCTCCTCCTCACTCACCTCCCTCCGCTTCTTAGCCGCCACCTCAGCCCTCCTGACCTTCAGCTTCCTACCAATCCACCCGTCCTCGAAGGCATCGGTCAGCATGGCCTGGAGACAGCTCATCTTCCTGTTGATCGTAGCGCCGGCTAGGCCGGAAGCTCTGAGGTCATCATACACCCGGTTCACGTCAGCCTGGGTGAGGTCCCGGACAGAGTGGAAAAGGCCCAGCAGCTCGAGTACAGCCTCAGCGTTGGGAACGGCTGTACGCTCGCCCTTGGAGCCTGCCCAGCGTCGGTTGTAGGACAGGTCGAAGAGGTCGGAGACCTTCCTAGAGGAAGGACCAGCCTGCCTCATCGACCGGGGGAACGGTGTCTCCCCTCGCAGCAGTGCAGCCTTCCCCTCCAGCTCTAAGGCCCTAGCCTCGGTCTCGCTCTTGGCTGTTGTTCGATGCTGCTGGCCCTGGTGGGTGAGGGACACCCTCCAACTGTTTCCGCGTCTTGAGATTGACATGCACACAAGCTAGGGCGGGAAGTGTGCGAAGTCAAGAGGGGAACGGAAAGAGCCCCAGGGCGGTAAGGCCCCAGGGCTCAATGGCTGGCAGGTCTCCACCTGCCCTCCTCTCACAACTCAACGCTCAACGGCGATGATCTAGGGTGAACTCGCTTAGGTCGTTCCCCTTGGCGTACTCGTCCAGTCCGAGGCCGTAGGTGATGAAGGCTCCCGTCCTCCGCTTGATTTCGCTAATGACCTGCTCCTCAAGCATGTCGCAGGGGACGGTGAAGTTAGGTTGAGTCCAAGACCCATCGTCTATAAGCGCGAAGATGGTGTAGACGCCAGCAGGAATAAGATTCATCGAGGCCCCCCCTTGCTCCACCAGTAGTCTAGCACGAACAGCCAGAGGCCAAGGCAGGTGGCGAGGGTGATGGGGATGTAGTGGTAGGTCATTGGGAATCCCCGTGCGGGCAGTCATCATCGTCGTGCTCTTTGCCTTGGCAGAGGCCGCAGGGTCCTACCACCTCCTCACCGAAATCGTCGAGGACCTCCACGGCTATAGCAACCTCCTCGCCCTTGGCGGCGGCGATGGTTCGATCCAACACGAGCACCATGCGGGAGTCACGGTCGAAGTCGAGCGCGCCCACAAGTAGATTTCGGCACGACTCTAGTACATCAAGCATCTGCGGCGCAGCGGCGATCAGACGAGCGTTGGCGGCTGTCACCTCGGGCTCGTATTTGCCATTCCCCTGCGCCTTCATCGAGCAGACGATTGACGTGCGGGAGCCTCCGCCCTCTTCCGTTCCAACAGCGACGAACGCCCCGGCCGGAAGCGGGCACTCCTCAGTCGCCTCGTAAGCCTTCCACGGCCCCGGCGTGTGCGTGGCGCTCAAGACGCACCCCCTTCTCCCTGCCTCTCCTCGAGATAGTGCATCTCAGCCATGCGGCTAAGGGCGAGCGGGTCGAGGTCGAGGGTATCGGCGTAGTGGAGGGCCGCTGCCTGAATGAAGGTGATGAACTCTTCGGGGGCCATTTCGGTGCCCAGGTCGATGCGGGAGAAGCCGCGCATCTTGGCGAGGTAGTCCGCGCCTTGTGATTGGATTAGATCCATGTCTTGCCTTATGTCGAGTTGTTGAATGGAGGACCACCTAGCCCTCCACCCAAGAAGCCCCACACTCACGACGAGTGCAGGGCTGGTTATATTTCATGGAGACACTACTGGTCTATTCGTCCAGCGACTCCTTAGCTACCGACACGATGAGCCAGAGGCAGGCAGCGAGGTTGGCTAGAGCCCAGAGGGTTAGGATGGGGTAGAGCATTAGACCTCCCGCACTCGTTCAACATAATCTAGGTCTAACGTCTCTTCTACGGTGTAGTCAGCGTCGAGGATCTCTCCTAGCTCATCGTCTCCTAAAGCTACAGACTCTGCCGCTTCAGGACTCTCGGCGAGTACCTCGACGGAGTGGCGGACAACAGCGTGTCCGTATAGGGTTACTAGATACTTCGGCATCACATCACCACCCAGTAGGTGACACCATCGAAGTCGATGGGCGTGTAGTCGTACTGGAGTTCACGAGCGGCCTGTTCCCAGTCGATACAGGTGATGGGCCAGGAGATACCGTGCGGGATCATGCCGCAGTCTTCGGCCAGATCCTGGGCGTACTCCTGAAAGTAGGCGTCACGGATCAGGGTTGTGCCGTGAGGCCAGTCGGGGGAGTGGTCGGAGCCTTCGGAGGCTAGGGCCTTGAGGGCGTCAAGCTCCGGAGTATCGTCGTCTTCCAGAGGACCACCCTCTAGCTCGGTCTCCAGCTCCTCGATCCTCTCGATGATATCCCGAGAGTCGATGATGTTGTCGGTGTTGGTAGGGGTGGTGGTCATTTGGTGGCCTCCTGGATAATGTTTTCCAGCTTGCTGGTGATCTCAGCGGCCTCTGCGAATAGGTACCCAGAGCCCCCTTTATCGTCGTACCCTAGAAGGGCAGCTAAAACGTCCACACCACAAACGTGATCGCCCCAGGCGTCTTTGTAATTAGCATCGTAGTCTTCGAGTCTCCCGGACGTGTCGCGCAACTGCGCAAGCCTTTGTCCAGGTCACGGGTAGCCGTTTTCAGACTGCCACTCGTCTGCTCGGATGGCGCCGTCAGCCTCGAATGCTATATGCGCGACCAGTATGGCCTGGGCCTCGCTCTTGGTTAGGGGACTGGGTTGTCTGTTATCCATTGTCTTGCCTTGAGTTTGAGTAGTGAGTAGGTCGCCAGGACCACCATCGGCCCCGGCACGATGAGAGTAGCGGGGTTTCGCTAGGTTCCGAAGAGGTCATTTGGAGGATGTTCCTAACCCACTCCACCCACAAGACTTAGGGCCACACGATTCCTAATTGAGATCCAGTCTCAACTACCAAACCCCCATCCAGTAACTCAAGAATGAGTCACCAGATGGTGTATGCATACAATCCCGAACAGCCTGCCTAGCGACGGCTCGACCACGGTCCCACACCCTTGAGGGTGTCGCAAGGCGCGCTAGGCGCACGGGTTAGGCTCGGCGGACCACGTATGATGGGCCGATGGGGGCCGGGAGGGCCCCCCAGGGGGGTAAACAGTGAGATTACGTTGAAGAAGGGGGCTCAGATATGCGACCCCTGAATTGTTTCAGCAGCTGGTCTCTTAGCCCTCGTCAACAGCTCCCTGAACAGCCCTGGGTTCTCCTGCACCAGGTCCACCAGGATCACCTCAAGCAACCTCACCTTCCTCTCCCCCCACTCCAACCCATACATCCAGCTAACATGGTGTAACACCTCATGCAGCAGTGTCTGTGCCTGGGTCGGGACGTCGACCTCAGTGCTAACCTCGATGGCCTTAGGATGCTCAGTAGAACTCCCGTACAGCTCCTCGAGGGGGAGGTAGGTGACAGGAATGGCGGCAGGGCCGATGATGATGGTGGTGGGGAGCATGGGGAGGTAGTCTAGGAATGAGACATATGACGCTGGTGCTCCTTCTGCTTCCCAGATGTGGGAACTGCTGCCTCCTATAGACTCCGTAACACTAGGCTCTTGACATACGTCAGCTCTCTAGTTCTACACGGATCATCCTTATCCTATCCTTCCCCTAGTCTATCCCTCCCTATCCCATCCTGATCCTTCCCTCATCCTTTCCTCCTGTCCTTCCCTTCGGGAGTTCTCAGGATCTACTTAGATAGGTCTTCCAATCTTCCTATAGTACCTGGGGTAGGGAATACCCCCAACCAGAGGAACTTTCTATAGGGGAATACCCTAGGGCTAGATAGGTTTGGTGATGTCGAACCAGAGGGCCTGAATGGATTGTGGTGTCGCCCCGCCGAAGGCGGGCAGGACCACGTTAGCCTTATAGCCCCCGCCATGCCGGGCACCGACCACCACTCACCCCCAGCTTCCCCTCAGAGGCCCCTGTAAGCTCCTGTGAGCCACGTTGAGTCTTTCCAGCTACTCAGAGTCATCTGGAGCCCCTGAGGCCGCACAGAGCCTTACAGGAGCCTGCCCCTCTCTAGGGGAATACCCCTAGTACCCGTTGAACTCGTAGCTGGAGTTCCAGTTGTCCTGGTCAGCCATGTCCCAGCCCTCGAGGCGCATGAGTTCCTTCTCCAGCTCCCTGTCCCGGTGGGCGAACATCTCCTCCTCAGCGTCCCGAGCCATACCCTCGGTGTAGTGGGCCACAGCCATCGCCAGGCAGTCCAGGCGGTCATCGTGACGTAGGGCGCCCTTTTCCCGAGTGATCCGGGTCATCTGGTAGATGAGCTGGTAGTTCTTGGCCTCTTCGACGGGGAGGTGGTCGAGGGAGCGGTAGTCCTTCTTGATGACCTCAGGATCGACGATGAGCCGGTGCTGGTTCATCACGGGCTCGAGGGTGTCGATGATCCGCTGCTCCTTCATGGTGGAGTGACGGATCTCCTCAATGGTTACAGGTCTGTGACGACGGAGGAAGGGCATCAGGAGCTTGCTGAACATGCCATCACCGAAGTTGGATTCAATGAGGAGGCGGTTCGCTTTGTATTGAGACGCTTTCTTGGCGAGAGCTTCCAGAGTCTTGTCTGTGTAGCCCCCGAAGAAGCCTCCCATGTCCAGGAGGAAGAGTTGGGAGTTTAGGGCTCCCAAGATGCAGTAGGTTGTCTCATCAGTACCTCGACCTGAGGGGTCGACAGCCATGACGATGGACTGGTAGGGGAGCCAGTCACCCTGGGTCTGCATGGGCTGGTAGAAGCGATCTCCCAGCATGGCTACGTTGGGGAGGTCCTTGGCTTCCTTCTCCTGGGCAGCACACCAGACAATCTTCTCAGGCCCCGACTCAGGGTTACAGGACATGACGACCAGGTCCTGCACCTTGAGGGGGTAGCGTTGGGCGTCAGAGAGAGCAGTGTCCAGCTGGTACTGCATGGCGAAGCCAGAGCGCCCGAAGGAGGCTTCACGCTCGAGCAGGTCCAGTTCACCGAAGCGGGAGGGCTCTGTGGGGGTCCCAGGCAGCTCAGGATCGTTGAGCAGCGCCAGGCGGATCATGGGAGCCAGCTTGGTGCCATAGGCTTCCATCTTCTCAGGGACGGGATACCGGACAGGCCAGATCCGAGTGTCGTAGCCCCGGTCCCCGAGGACGTTGTAGATGGAGTTCTCGGTGTGCGGTGTGCCCAGGAAGATGACTCGAGAGTCAGGCGTGGGCTTGAGGATGGCGTCGAACTCTTTGACGGCCTCAGCGTTCTTGTCACGCATGACCTGTGTCGCTGAGTTGGTCGACACCTCGATGTCATCACCGACGATGAGGTCAGCCCGTCCACCCGTGATGGTGCCGTTGATGCCGGCAGCGCGGACACTGGGAGCCACGTCTGCGTCGGAGGGACCGACGTCGAACTTGAGGACCGAGGATCGCTGGCCTTCCTTGGGTCTCAGGTGAGCGAGGCAGGGCTCGTCACTGATGAGCTGCAGGATGAACTTGGTGATGTTCTCTGCGTGAGAGGCCGTAGCCGACACCACCAGGATCTTCTTCTGAGGGTCCAGGAGCAGCGTCCAGGCGACGAAGCCTGCGGTGATCCAGGTCTTACCTGCCCCCCGGAACATCTCAATGATGAGGCGCTTAGGGCCGTGCTGGAGGTAGAGGCCGGCGTCGAGCTGGACAGGGGTGGGCTCAGGGAGCTGGAGGTAGCCTGTCCAGAGGTAGTAGAGGAAGTTCCGGAAGTCTGCGAACTGGGGGTCGATGCCTTCAGGCACGACGGGTTTGTTAGCCAAGGTTCTCGATGTCTTCCGGTTTCAGGGGAGTCTCGTCAGGGTCGGTGAAGGGGAGGGGCTTGAAGGACTGTGTCTGAGTCTTCAGCAGTTCCTCGACCATAGGGTCGTCGACACCGTTGTCCTTGAGGAGCCCTCGGACCTCCCTGAGGAGAGCAGCGTTGAACTGGGTCTCAGGGTCGTCCAGTGCCTCGAGCATACGCTCGATGGTCTTCTTATGCAGAGTCTTGACGAGTTCTGCGATGGTCTTGTTACTCATCGGGCGTACCTCCTTCGATTTTGCCGAGGCGGACCTCGAGGGTGCGGAGGAACTCCTGGAAGTCCTCACTGTCGAATCGCTTAGATGTAGCAGCTTCACGGGCAGCCCGCTCACGGATGGCGGCTTCATCCAAGTCGTCGAGGCGTTGCTGGATAGGGGTCGTGAGGAGTCTCATCTCGATCTGTAGACGTTCGTCCAGCCCCTCGATGACAGTCTCCATACGGGAGTCGAGAATCCTCATCTCACGCTGTAGGACTTCGTCCAGCTTCTCGAGACTATCACCGTTGCCCTCCACGATCTGGGCGAGGCCGGCGTGGCCTGTGGAGTGTTCGTGTAGATAGAACCGCTCCTCAGCCTCCAGCTGCCTTTCGTGCATCAGGGCCAGCTTGTCTGTCAAGCCAGTACCGAACATACCTCCGATAGCTAGGAGCACGCCTGCTGCTGAGATCAGAGGACCCCACTGGACCTTAGAGGAGTCCTTGAGTTCCTTGAACCCAGCGGCCATCTGATCGACCATCTTAGCCTGGGAGTCAGCTAGAGCGTGGGTCGTAGCCTCGAGGCGCGATAGCCGGCCTTCCGTGGAATTGTCAGAGGGAATAGTCATACCTATATGGAGTTACCAGCTCCGTTCAGATTGGTAAGCCGATCCGCCCGAAGCTACGACTCCGGTGCCGTCGATCAGCTCGTTGGTGTCGTCCCAGCGGTTCCCGCTGTTCACGAAGTTACTGTGACTGTCGAGGCTGAGAAGACCTTCTTTGAAGTCACGTCCGAAGCGGTTGTCGACCAAGGCAGTGTTCTGGATGGTCCACCCGTTGGACATGGTGAAGTAGGTGCAGTAGTTACCGCCGTTCAGCCAGTTCCGGTACATATACAGCCCGTTGATGTTGGACGTCTTAGCCTGGTTGATCGAGGTTGCGTTGGACGCTGTGCCAGGGATACCGTTGGGCGACAGCGGGTCAGGCATGTCGATGAAGTTGTCCTGAAGGGTGACGTTACCGTTGTCGGGACCGAAGCCCTCTGTCTGGTTACCGTCAGCGTGGGCGTTAGGGTCGAGACCTAGGCGCTCGATCCAACACTTCTCCATCAGGGAGTTCTTCAGGAGCTTGTTCCCATCACGTCCCATGTCATGGACGTAGATGTGCCTCATGGTGAACATAGATCCATCACCAGGGGAACTTCCGGCGAATTGGGTGAGGACAGCGGCTTCACCGTAGTCAGTGATTTCGCCATGCTCGATAGTCAGCGTCCCGGTCACGTTACCTTTGACCCAGAAGCCGTAGTTGTTGTTGCCACCGTCCGCGTAGAAGTTCCGGATGGTCAGGTCGACGGAGAGGTTCTGCACGTTGAACTGGAGCCCCGACCAGCTACGGTTCTCCCAGAGGCCAGTAGGAGCGTTGGCCGCTACCCAGGCATCGTCGATGGTCGTGGAGCCTGTCCAGGGGACGAGGGTCTGAGAGCCGCCGTAGGTCGCCTGGTAGAGGGCGGAGTTAGGTCCAGTGTTATCCGCACTAGGCTTGTCAGACGAAGTGTCTGAGGCTGTGATAGTCACCTGGCTGGTAGCGCCGGGGGTGCCTACCTCAGGGAACAGGATGTCCAGGACAAGGACTTCACCATCGGCAGCTGTCCCGTTCATCGTGATCGGGAAGCTTGCCTCTAGGTCGTGCTCTAGGATGGTGGGAGATGTGAACGTGAAGTCTCCTCCAGACATCGTGGTAAGCCCGGAGTTGACAGTCATAAAGATGGTGTTGTCTGCACTCCAAGGGAGTGAGCCAGTGACGGTCAGGTTCAGCACCCCGTCGATGGGGGCGTCGATGGAGCCGGTGGTCCAGTTGATTACAGGCAGGACGTTGTCCGTAGCTACGGTGACCGTGGATGCCGCCGTGGACCCGATGTCGTAGCCGGTGCCTGAGAGCACGTTGAGGACGCCTGTGTAGGCTCCTCCAGAGGTCGTGTCCGTGACGTAGACCGTGACCGTCGCTGTGGTGTCACCCTCAGCCAGGGCAACCGTGGTGGTCGTCTGAGTGAGTCCGGCATCGAAGAAGATGTTCGAGGAGCCGGTGATGCTCAGGTTGACCGTGGTGGCTGTCTGAGCGGGGACCGTGAGGTCGAGGTCAGCCGTGAAGCTGGTGTCCCACTCGTTGGCTGCGTAGGTGCTCGAGCGCCAGCTGATGGCCGGTTCAGGGAGGACACCAGAGCCACTGGGGAGGGCATGGTAGTTCTGCTCAACCTGGGCCGGGGTCAGCTCAGCATCGTGGAAGGAGAGGCGGTGCAGCTGGCCTCGGAAGATGCGGGGGGCATCGTGTTCGGTGCCGAGGAGGAGCTGGTAGGTGGAGTCCCAGTCCTCGAGGTTGCCGGCGTCCTCAGTGTCGCTGGAGAGGATGTGCTGGGCGAAGGTGCCTGCGACTACGTTGGAGTAGAGCTTCTGACCGACACCCTGCTTGTAGGTAAGGACGATGTGGCGGAGTTCTTCCGTGTTGACGGTGTTCTCAGCTGTAGCGATCTCAGGCGTACCGTCGAAGCTGGACTGGCTAGTCCGGAGGCGTGAGCGGAGGACCCCTTCCTCGTCACCTACCGGCCAGTTGTTCACGCCGATCATAAAGTTCCGGGAGCCAGTGGAGTCGGCTGGGTCGGAACAGTTGATAAGGCGCGCAGGACCGTAGAGCGGGTCCTCGCTCACCTCAGCGAGGCTGGAGATCGGGTCGTGGATGGCTACCCAGCATTCAATGGTGAACTCACCGGAAGCCTTAGCGGCGTCAATGAACTTGGTGAACCCTCGGCCCCCGATGACCTTACACTCATCGTTGATCTGAAGGTACTGACCATAGCTGTTCGATCCCCAGGTAGTGTTAGCCGGGGTTTCGATGGTCAGGTTGTATTGGTTCGGAGTCTGGTCGAAGACCGTTGTCTGAGAGCCGGGGATGGACTCGAACAGGTAGTCGGCCACCATGTCCGTCTCGTAGCGGTTATTGGCCGGAGCGGTCGCCTGGTTCTGGGCGATGAGGATGACGGTCATTAGGAGACGGTGGTGGTGAAGGTTCCTGCAGTAGCGGGGGTAGCATGCTTCAAGCCGCCGCCGCGAGGAGTCCAGAGGACGCCTGTGCAGGGCCAGTAGCTCGAGGGAGCATGAGGACTGAACTCAGTGGCGGAGAGCTGATATCCGAGGCTGTGGATGATCGTCCCCCGTTGGTTGGTCTTGACGCTGTTGAAGGTGATGGGCGTGTTAGAGCTGTCCGAACTGTTGTTCCAGATAGGACGGTAGATGGGGTTGGACTCGTCATAGGCGGCGTCCTCATAACCATCAGGACGGGTCCCGGTCTGGTCGTTACCGTCCGCGTAGAACTGCAGAGGGTCGATGTGGTGAACGAACCAGACGAAGGTCTTCAGCTCCCCCTGGTACTCGATGTCCACGACACCCCAGTCGAAGTCCGTGGGGTGGCCGTTCTTACGGCTCCACTGCCAGTAGGTCCTGCCGTTAGCCATAGGACCGAAGGTGGGGACGTCATTCGGCCCGGTGGTCCATGAGGAGGAGCGGCCAGGGGTACGACCATAGGTGTCATCAGCGAACCGGAGCTGGTGGTCCAGGTCCTGGGTACGGGTACGGACACCGATGGCGTGGAGGTCGTAGCCCTTGGAAGCATCCTCCGTCCCCATGTTCTCTAAGGCGTACATACCCCGGACCCACTCCTTACCAGGGATGTGGAATGTGGACTCACCCTCGCAGAAGGGGGAGCTAAAGGCCATCCGGAGATAACCCATAGTCGTGGTGTCTGGCCCAGCTGAGATCCACACAGCATCATCCCCAGTGGTCGGGTCAACGACCTTAGTCGTTGCCGTCTGGTTGACCGAGACGATGTCGATGCCGGTGTCGTTGCCTCCGGTGAACGTGGACCCGCCTGTAGCGATGGTGTTAGGGCGCATCGCAAGGGCCGGCCATGAGGTGGCAGTCTTGTTGATCTCTTCGTAGCCGCCTGCGATGTCTGAGGAGGACCTCCACAGGTTCTCATCCACCATCACATCGTTGGACTTGGTGAAGGTCTGCGCACTGACATCGAAGCGCGGCTCCGAGTAGGCCACCTGATCCCTCTCGTAGTCAGGGCGGACGATGACCGTGTCGCCTGAGGTGACTCCCGTGGCTACCGTGAAGGTCTCCGTGGTGGAGGTGGTGCCGGCTGAGATGGTGGCTGCGCCCTGGACAGGTCCAGAGGTCTTGTCCTTCATCGAGGTGCCTACACCGTTCTCGAGGGTGTAGTAGACCTTGAGGTCCTCGAGAGGCGCGTAGGAGGCCACGAACTCAGCGTCGAAGGTCCCACCCGTGGTGGCTACCGAATCGGTGTCCGTGGTGATAGAGACCAGCGGAGGCTTCGTGGAGGGTCCGATGAGGACGTGGCAGCGTTTGTACCCGTCAGCGATCACCAGGCCCGTGGAGGACGTCAGTTCGATGATGACAGCCTTCTCCTCGAACCACTTGGCCTTATCAGCCATCAGCATCGGGATGGTGAAGCTGTTCTCGCCTCCAGCGAAGGTGACTGTCTTGGTCTGGGTGGTGGACCAGAAGTCATTCTCCGTGGAGGCTCCGGTGGTGACGGCCCAGGTCACGGTATCCGTGGAGCGGGCCGGCTTGTCTAGGGACACCGTGATGGTGAAGGTGCCCTCATCGTCCTTGACGACTCGAGACCAGTAGCTGCTCTCCTGAGCACCCCCCCAGCCGTACACCCCGAAGCTCGACCAGTAGCTCAGCCTGTCGATTCGGGCTGTAGGGCGGGTAGCCGGGGGGCGGACAGCCAGGTAGTTAGTGATAGGCATAGGACTAGACCATCCGGCGACGAAGTTCCAACGTGGCGTACATATTGGCGTGGGTCCGAGTGTTGGCAAGCATCCCCACCTTCAACCCTCGGGCCGCATCGACGTTAGCGTCATAGTTGAGATCGAACCCGCCTTTGGAGCTGTTCGAGAAGTAGACCTCACCCTGAGCAACGCCCTCGACCCAGACGTTGATTCCGTCTTGGTCGACGGTCGTGTTGTCTGAGTCGGTCGCGGTGTTGCTGTTCATCGTGACCGTAGTGATCGTGCAGTTCATCGGCAACCAGAGTCCGTTGGTTGATCCGCCTGCGTTGGAGTCGCCCTTACGGAGGAAGTTGGAGGATGCTGCAGAGGCTTTACCCCATGTCTCAGTCCAGGAGTGTGTGGAGAGCCACTTAGATCCGGTGTAGTAGTATTCGATGAAGTCGTCGGTGTTGAAGTACCGCTGACCTGTAGCAGGGCTCCCCGGCTTAGAAGCCGCAGGTCCGCTGATGGCGCTGTCTTCCTGCACCGCCTGTGCGTGCTGAGTGACGTTGGACTCCGCGACCCGAGCATCAGCCAGCGTCCCTGTCAGCTGGGAGGTAGCGACACTCAGCGCGGCTTCGTGCTGCGTGACGTTGGTCTCCGCAACGCGGGCGTCTGCAAGGGTTCCGGTGATCTGCGTGGCAGCGATGGACAGCGCGGATTGGTGTTGAGTGACACTGCTCTCAGAGATGCGGGCATCAGCGAAGGTTCCCGACCCGATATGCCCTGTGGACAAGGTGATCCACTTAGCTCCGAAGGGGTCTCCGGTGCCGGCTGTGTCCGCCATCAGGACCTGACCTGTAGTTCCGGCTCCGATGGCTCCCCACTCGGACCCCTTACCGATCAGGAAGGACCCCTTGGCCGGAAGGGCTGCGGAGTCGACATCAGCGAGGTCGTGAACATCAACAGCCCCGATCATATCGCCGTCAATACCGTCGTCCTTGATCCCAAGAGTCATCCGACTGGTAGCGCCAGCGGGGTCCGCCCACGCTCCCTTGACGGGGGTGGTGCCTACCCACTCGAGCCCACCGCTATCGAACAGACTCAGCTCACAGGCTTCCCACTGGGCGCGGGTGGCGTTGTAGGCGAACAGGTCGAAGTTAGCGACACCAGTGAGGTCAGCGGCGACACCAGGCTGAGCTTCCCAGCGGCTGTTGGCGGAACTGTAGACCATCGTGTCCGCATCGGACGCTGAGTCGACCGAAGCCGACTGGACGCCGTTGAGGCCCCCGAGGGTCTTGGAGGAGAACCGGGTGTCGAAGTCGCCGTTGAAGTCAGCCGCGTCGAACTTGAGGGCAAGCTCAGTGCTGGTCTTGGAAGCCGACCACAGCTCAGTGAGGCTGGTGCCTGAGTCGTTGATGACCCGGTGCTCCCCAGCCACGAACCCGTCAATCGAGTCGTGGTTGACGTCGATCCGTACCTCACCAGCGGTAGCCGTGTTGAAGGTGACGCCGCCTCCTCCTGTGAGGGACTTGACCTGGACGTCAGTGCCACTGAGGCCGTCGTTGAGGGCCGCGCCACCTCCGGTGCCAGCGATGCCTTGGACGGTTCCAGAGCCTGCGCTCTCATCAGCCCACTCAGCTCCAGGGGCTCCAGCGATCTTCTTGATGACCTGCCCCGTCGTTCCTCCAGTGAGGTCGACGATGTTGGTTCCATCGGAGATCAGGACAGAGCCGGCAGCCGGGGGAGTGACGCTGAGGTTGGTGGAGAGGACTGTCTCAGGGACGTACTCGTTCGTCCGGTAGATGAGGGCCTGGCCTTCAGTAGCGCCCGTGTTCTGGACATCGGTCAGGCTCTGAGTGCTGGTAGCTCCAGCCCCCCCGGTCTGATCCACCCAAGTTCCATCAGCTTGGAGGATACGGTCGGCAGTGACGTCCCCTGCAGTAGGAGCAGGGACCAAGCCAGCGGCTGAGGTGCTGAAGTTACCTAGGTCGGTGATCGCTGAGAGGCTGTGGCTGTGGGAGGCTCGAGCAGCGTCAATGTTGATCTCGGTGGCGGTGTTGCTCAGTAGACCTGAGGTGCCGGTGAGGGACTTGAACTGGAAGTCGACACCAGACTTCTGGGCGAAGGCTCCTGTGCCAGCACCGACGTTAGACGCCGTGTTGATCTCACCAGATCCACCTCCGCCTCCGCCTGCGTTGGCTACCCAGTCACCATCAGCCTGGAGAACGAAGTTGTTACTGATGTCAGCGGCAGTCGGACCGGGGACGTTACCTGCCGTGTCTTGACTGAACAGGGGGTCAGCGTCAGGAGCTTCAGCTGCCTTATCCAGGGCCTCCTGTGACATATAGAACGCCTGCCGGCTGTCCATGTCCAGAGACCGCTCACCGACAGCCACACCGTCCGCGTAGTCCACCAGGCGGGTGCCTTGTGAGGAGTCGCGGTAGACCCTCACCAGCTGCCCATCAGTCAGGGAGCTAGTGACCGTGATCTGGGACTGGGCTGTGTCGTGGGTGAAGGTAGCAGCGACACCCGCCACATTGACCTTGACGTGAGAGGGGTCAATCGTGTCGAAGGTGTAAGCGTAGGTGGCGTTGCCTCCGCTCGCGGTGTATTCGTCGTAGGAGTAGGGCATGTGTTAGCTGCCACGACGGGCGAGCAGGCGTTGTTGTCGAAGGAGACGGTTCTGGGAGTCCACCTCGGGGAACTCCTGGAAGAGTTGTCGCTGAGCCTTACGGCGGTAGCGACGGAGGACGGTGTTCAGCATCTGGATACGAGGGGAGTCAATATCCGATGTGGATTCAGCTGAGGTCCGCTGGTACTGGCGGGACTTGATGAGCTTGGTGAGGGCTTGGCGGAGGGACTTGTTCCCGATCCTTACTTCACCGTGAAGCTCCTGGTAGCGGTCATAGGCTGACTGCCCCTTGGAGGACTGGATCTCAGCGAGGTCAATGGCTCCGCCCATGAGGGTGGAACCAGGACGGTCGAAGCCGTGGCCTAGGTTCCGGAACTCATTAGCGATAGCATCATTCTTGATTGTCGAGGCCCTGACAGGGTTGAAGCCCTCGAGGATGTAGTTGTCCCCGTCAGCGAAGCCATCCTTAGGCTTGACCTTCTCACCGAGGACGTTGCGGAGAGATTCCACGTTGTCGCTCATACCAGGGACCTTCCTGATGATGGCGTCCCAGATGGTACGGACGTCCTTCATACTGTCCTCGCCGGGACCGATGATGTTTTGACTGGTGAAGTTAGGGATAGCCGCGCTGGCGTAGCGCTTCATAAAGGCTTCCATCTTCTGGTCCGGTGCGCCGGCTGCATCAACGAAGGACTGGATACCTTGGAGGTAGGTCTTGTTGGTGAAGTTGTTCGCCATAGCGATAGCTGTAGCCATCGTGGCGTCGAAGGCCATGGAGTTATCACCAGGAGGAGCATACTTACCGTACTCCGTGATATCCGCCACCGTGCCTAGCATCGTGGCGAACGGGTCCATCCGTGAGTAGGAGACCCAACGGTCCCCGACCTTGATGGAGTATTCCTGCCAGCCTTGTGACTGAAGGAGCTTCCTCTGCTCAGGGTCAGAGGGACCCCGGCCTGTGATGATACCGCTGCCGGCCATTCCACCGACAGAGGCGATGACGCCTACTCCGGTAGCTAGACGGCCAAGGGCCTCAGACTTAGCTCGAGCGTCTCCACCGTTGATCTCGAAGGCGAGACGCTGAGCTGCATCGTTGATCTTGAGGGCAGCGTCAGGGTCCAGCTTGCCTAAGCTGTTGGATGCGTTCATCGGGTTGAACCGACGAGCAGCCTCGAGAGCGATGTTGGTGGGCGTCTGGATGAACGGGAGGAACATCCTCATCAAGGGGTGACGCCTGACCATGTTCTGGATGGAGGCAGAGACACCCTCGAGGTAGGGAGCGTTGCGGTCCAGCGGATTAGAGAAGGTGACGTCTCGGGCTTCCTTCCTAGCAATCTGAGCGATGGCTCCCAGCTCCGGGTCGAAGTTGTCTAGTGCCCATTGTTTCGCGAACTTCTTCTGGGCTGCAGCGCCTTCGATTCCCTGGCTCTTTGCCACCTCCACTCCACGGAAGTAGAGAGTCTCTTGGGAGTAGAACTGGCCGTCCTTGGTGAGCTTGTCCAGGCCGCTCTGAATGAAGTCCGTGAGG